CTACAGAACGCATCAGAAAAGCTTGCCGATGACCTGGGGTTCAGCCGTTCGGTATTGAAGAAGAAGGTCGGCGAGACATTAAATGCAGAAGAAATGACTGCTTTGCGCTTACTTTTGCAACGATCTGCCAAGCAATTAGCAGAAATGGCAGAGAAAATTACTACCGGTGGGGCTGATGATGCCGCGTCGCTGGTTGCCTTTCGTCGGAAGATGGCGGTGCATTCCGCTTTGCAGATGAAAGCAAAGGGATTCCAAACGGAAATAGCTCGGGCGTTACAAGCATTTAAGATTCCGGTCGGGCCAAATGTTGACGTTGGCTACGCAAACTCAGAATTGCTTGAGGGCGCTGGTGGGCAGAAGCTCAATCGCAATATGGCTAAGGCGTATCTAAAAGCACTGCGCAGAGGCGGACAGAAAGAAGCAAACAAGTTTGTCAGTAAAGGTTGGGCGTCAAAAACTTCAGGTGTTCTTCACGAGATTTACATTAATGGACTGCTTTCCTGGCCGACGACTGCACTGAAGAATTTCTTGGGCACTCCATTGTTCGCTGTTTACAACGAGCTTGCAGACGTTACTGGCGCAGGGATTGGTGCTGGAGTCCGCGCCGGGCAGAGGGCAATGGGTAAGGCCACAGATCCAGAAGGCATCTACCTTGAAGACATTATGGCTCGGTGGTACGGGTACGGGCGATCGTTCAAAGACGCTTACCTTGTCGGCCTCGAAACATTCAAGACCGGACAGCAGGCGTCAGTTTCTGGCGGCAAGCTTGACCTAGACCCTACTGAGTTGAGAGCCATTGATTCCCAAACGCTCGGCGTTTCTGGTTGGATGGGCCAGTCTATCGACTTTATTGGGAAAGTAATCCGTTTGCCAGGAGATGTTCTTGGCGCTACAGATGATTTCTGGAAGTCCATATTGTCTCGCGGGTCACTGTACGAAGAGAGCATGCGTCAGATGCGCATCAGCAAATCTACAGGGAAGTCTGACCAAGAGGCGCTAGACGACGGGATGATGGTCTTGATCGATCCCCGGTCCCGTACAGAGGAGATCTCTGATTTTGCCAAGTACAATACGCTGACAGCAGATATCGATAACGGTGTTGGGTACATAACAAGGGCAATTCAGAGAAACTTTCTCGGGCGATTCCTGGTGCCTTTCGGCAAGGTGCCTACAAACTCGATCAGGATTTTAACAGAAAACCACCCTGTTGCTGTGTTCTTCTCTCCAACGACGCAGAAGCGGTTGTTGGGTAAAGAAGGGCCGAAGTTGCAACAACGTGCGGCGGGCAGGCTGGCGCTCGGTACGGGCACTATGATGACCTTTATGGAGTATGCGCAGAACGGTCAGATGACCGGAGCGATGCCTTCAGACAAAGAGCTTAGAGCAAGATTGCCTAGTGGCTGGCAACCATTCAGCTTTGTTTTTCGCGGTGATGGCTGGCCGAAAGACGACGACGGTAATGAGCTACCAATGTATGACGGGAATGGTATCCCCAATGGGCCGCTCGTTTACGTTAGTTACCAGGGGTTAGAGCCGGTATCTGCTTTCCTTGGGATTGCCGCAGACACTGTGCAGAAAATGAATATGTACACTGACCCAGAGGATCGGCAGAATCTTTTGACAGCATCCTTGGGGGCAACAGTCGATTACTTCAAAGAGACTCCGTTCCTGACTGGTATCGGAGATGTCATTAAGTCTATGGAGTATGGCGACTACAGCTTTATGCTCAAGTCTCCGCTGTCTAATTTCACCGGGCCTATACCAACTCCTTACTCTTCAGTGCTTAGGAATGTGTCAAAGCTCAATGACCCAACGATTACTAAAGTCAGTCCAGAGGTTAATTACTGGACAGAGAGTGATCTGAAGACTTGGCATCAGCAACAGAAAAAAGATGGATTGATCCCCAAAGACGCTCCATTCCCATACAACATGGTTGGCTCAATCAAGTCTGGCGGAGAATCTGCAGGAGAGTTTTGGCAACGGCAGTATAACGACGCATGGGCCTTGCAGACGTTGAACAATCCTTTCTTTCAGGAAGCCGATCAGCGTTATCAAAAAGTCTTAGATCCTTTCGGGAAGCCATTCATGCGCAATGTGCCATTCTCGCTCAACCCAATCGAAGCAACATACAATGCGATCGTGCCGTTCAAGATTAAGCGCGGCGAAACGCCGACACCCGTACAGCGTGAAATGTTGCGGTTGAACATGCCGCTAACCAATCAGCCTGCAACGATCGACGGGTTTAAGATCCCGGCATACATGGGGACAGATGTTGCCGTTCTAGCAAAGACTGGTGGAGTCCTGGTCAGAGGTGTGACATTTGAGGTTGCACTGCAAAACCTAACAACTCTTAGCGTCGGTTATGAGATGAGCAGGGATGATGAGAAGGCGGCGAAAGTGAAGAAGCTTGAGCGTCAATTTTACGAGGCGGCGTTCAAGGAAATTGTTGCGCGTCCTGAAAACAGAGACGTTTTGAAGGCGTATATGCAGAGAGACACTGCGCAGGAAATCCTTAAATCTCAGAAGTACACTGGGCGGCAGTGATGGAGACTGACAAATGACAAGCACATCTGACGTTATCTACCTAGTTCAGGGCGACACAAAGCCTCAGATTAAGGTGACGCTAAAGCGTGACGATGACACTGCGCAAGATGTCACTGGCGCAACGATATCGCTTCACTTCCGGCCAGCTAACTCGACCACGGTGACGTTTTCCTTGTCCGGGTCTTTTGTCGGCGTTGACCCAGCCCAGGGAGAGGTGGTCTTCAACTTTACCTCGGGCCAGCTTGATATAGACGCCGGAGATTACGAAGGCGAAGTCGAGGTGGTCTATACAGACAGCACTAGAGAAACTGTTTTTGAAGTGATTCAGTTTGTGTTGAGAGAAGACTTCGCATGAACTTAAAGAGTGTCATCAAGACAACCAACCTTGTTCTAGACACAGCGAAGAACCGGCTGGTCTTTGCTGTGTCAGCGAGCAATCTAGTTGCTTCTGTTGCGAAACAACGGCTGGTCCTAGTCAATGGCACGAAGAGATTAACTGCGACACTGTTGGCTAATGCGCTGAACGCGACCGCAGTACTAGGAAAGTTTTTCGAGTTTAAGGAACTTAATGACGCGATCGATCTTACTGAGACGACAGCGTTTGATATAGACAAACCTTTATCAGATGACTCTACTGCGCTTGAGCAAATCTCTCTGGGCATAGACAGACCTCTGACAGACTCTTATGCGGTGACTGACTTTACTTCATTAACCCCAGTTAAGGGGCCGCAGGACACAGTCAGCGGCGTTACAGACTCAGACCCGATCTTTGATATTACGAAGGGAATCATTGAGCTACCCATGCTGACGGAAGTGGTGTCATTCGATATCGACTACACTATTACAGATGCGTTTGCTGTTACTGACGATGTAAACGGTGCGGCACTTGGTGACGAGTCAAACCTAAGAGTGCTCAAAATTTTAAGCGATAATAGCCGGGCGTCAGAAGCAATAGCGATAACGCCAGGAAAAGGTCTATCAGATTCTGCAAATACTACTGACGCAGGATCGATTAGGGTGCAAAATTATACTGTCGATGCGACATATTTTGCAGAAGATTACGTTGGGCAATCCCAATCATTCTAGGAGAACACCATGTTTAACGATGGTTTGAAACTAAAAGGGCGTGTCGGGATTGTCGTCAAAGACAAAGACGGCAACGTCAAAGAAAAACGGCAAGAGACTAACCTGGTTGTAAGCGCCGGGCTGGATTACATTGCATCCCGCATGAAAGACGCTACGGCAACAGCAATGACGCATATGGCGTTAGGCACTGGTACATCTGCGGCGGCGGCTGGTGACACGGCTCTCGGTACGCAAGCAGGCTCTCGTGAGATCCTCGATGCGACGACTGTTACCAATAACACCATCAAGTATGAAGCGGCTTTTGAAGCTGGCGATGTTACTGGTGCTATTACTGAAGCTGGGGTTTTCAACGCGGACACTGCCGGGACTATGTTGTGCAGGGTCGTATTCAGCCCAGTCAACCTATCAGTAACAGATAGCATCTCAGTCGATTGGACGATCACGATCTCAGCGTCATAAGGATTGAGCGATGTCAACGATCACCACTAGAGCCGGGAAGGGTTCACCACTTACCAACACTGAGGTAGATGATAACTTCACCAACCTCAATACGGACAAGCTGGAGGACATTACGAGCGAGTCGTTAGCAGATTTGTCTAACGTCTCACCAACACTTCCGACTGACGGGCAGGTCCTGGCATACAACTCAGGCGTTGGTAGATGGGAGCCGCAAGACTCCGCTGGCGGGGATCTTGTTGATGACACTACCCCGCAACTCGGTGGAGACTTAGACCTTAATGGGTTCGCCATAAAGCTTGGTGACGACGAAGTTATTGATTTTGGGGGCGCTGATGAATTTGAAACTTACTACGACGGATTTTTCAACGGGCTTGTAACTAGAACCTCCAGTGCCGGACAATTCATCCAGTGGAATGCCGGTAGCTATTACCTCCGTAACACTTTTGGCTCCGGCGAAAATTATTTTACGGCTAATTCGTTTGACACAAAACTCTATCACTTAGGGACTGAGCGTGTTGCTTGCGATACCACTGGAACAAAGATTAATACCGCCTACTATTTACCGACTGCTGACGGGACGGCTGGTCAAGTCATTACCACTGACGGCTCTGGCTCCTTGTCGTTTGCTGATGCGGGTGCGGGTGGTGGCGCTTCAGCCCTTGATGACCTAAGTGATGCCGCTACTAGTCCAGGAACTGGAAATTTGGTGTTATTAGGCAGTGCTCCAGATCTTACAAGTGGAGCCGTATTTAATGTTATTGTCGGATCGGGCACCAGAAGTCTGACTGAAGGTGACTCAAATACAATGGTAGGAACTCAGTCTGGTGGCGTCGTAACTACTGGAGGCCGGAATGTCTGCATTGGTTTGCAGTCGATGTCTGGCAGTAATAGCGCAAATGTTAGTGGCAACATTGCTATCGGGTATCGGGCTTTGTATGGCGTCGGGCCGGGAAACTTTTCTGATGCCACGAACAATATTGGTATTGGGCAACGCGCTGGCGACAACATCACCACTGGTAGTGAGAACATTGTTATTGGTGATCTGGCCGATGCAAGTTCTGGAACGGTGGACGGAGAGATTACGATAGGCAATAGCGATAACACTAGGTTCAGGCTTCCGGGCTTGCAAGCTGGGGCGTCAGACGGAGACGTGATGACGTACAATGCCACAGACGGGATCATCGAGCTTGCGGCCCCCAGCGGTGGTGGTGGTGGTGGATTGTCTCAAGGCAAGGCGATTATACTGGCAATGGTATTTGGATAAGGATTCGATATGGCAAACCCAAATTTAGCTACCGCAACAAACATTTACGGTGGATCTATAACCACGGATCTTAATACAAACTCCAACACGATAGTGGAGAATGCATCTTCTTCAGGAAAGATGTATAAAGTTCATACTCTGTTTGTAAGCAATCGTTCGGGTTCTTCTACGGGCCAGGTAACAGTCACGATAGGCACCACCGTAACTCAACTTAATATCGCTTACCAACTTAATGTTCCTCCTGACACAGTGATTGTCATAATAGGCAGGGATAATCCGGTTTACCTTAAAGAGGCCAGGCTTATTAAGGCGTTTGCGGCGTCTAGTAACACCGTCACACTTACCTGTTGTTGGGATGAGATTTCGTAATGGCACGGATGTATGAAAATGGATCTCAGATTGGTGCCGCCTCAGTCGTAAACATCATCCAAGCTAGCGGTGTTTTTGATGCAAACTCTGTTGCGCATTACCAGCGAGCGAATTTATGGCCTCAGTGGGTGGCTCCTTATAGCGTAACTTACCAAGACACTTTAACTCTTAACACTCCTCTGACATGGACTCCATTTGGGGAAAGATCCTCTTCGAGTAATGTTAACGTAAGTTCAAGGGTCACAAATTTTATATACACTACAGGTCCCAGTCAAACTTCCCATAGGCTTTACTTAGGCTACAAGTTCAAAAATACAAATTCTGATGGGCCTAATAATGTCGCCACTTATTATCATGACATGACCTACGTTGCTGTTCAGATCGTTCGCAATACTACCATTTGGAATGAATGGAAAAATACAAGTTGGACTCAATGGCAAACAACTACCCTAAGTAGGACCGATCCTTTGGCTTATAACCCGAACCAACTTTCTTATGCAAATATTTCCGCTGGCACTCTTAGTAATAGGTGGAACCAGGATGTCAGCGGTACGTCATCGAGTCATACTGGAATTTTTAATGGATACAATGGCTCTGGCGTATACCCTGTGGCTCTCAGCGGAGCCGGCAATTCACTTTTGCCAACTACTGGGGCCGCTTACTGCTATGTTGAAACATCTGGCGCGGGCAATAACCAAACTTACTGGATGAGAAGTCCTTTCTTTAACCTTAACGCTAACACATTGTATTCGTTCAGGATTGCTCATTACCTCAATACATCAAGCAATTATAGTACAGACACTCAAGCATTTCAGGATGTCTGCGGAATCATGATTGGTACTTAAGGGAAACAAGGGGTCAATAAAATGCCGTCATATTATGTTTGGGTAAAAGTAGAGTCAACGCGAAAGTATACTGTCGAAGCAGAAAGCCACGAAGAGGCAATGAGTCTAGGTGGAGCCGGGGAAGATGCTGAAGGTAATGCGTTTAGTTATACTGAAGAAGTTCATTCAATGGAGTCATTAGACCTTCTGGAGGCGGAGTATGGATAAGCGCACCGTGGCTTCGGCCCACAAAAGAATTGACAGCATCGAAACTAAATTAGTCGCGCACGAAGCGGTATGCGGTGAGCGTTGGAAGGAAACTATTCTTCGCATCAAGAGAATTGAGGGCGTCATGATTGCAACAGCGGGGAGTATCATTGCCATGCTTGTCGCTATCCTAATGAAGATGACCTAGATGCTCGTCGAGATCGGCCTTGCAATCAGCGCAGTCAAAGCCGCGAACGAGGCGATTGGCGCCCTGAAAGAGATGTGCCAAAACATTCAGGATGTATCCAGTATTGGGGCTATGGGCAAGGACTTGACCAAGCTCGCAGATGCCAAGGAAAAGATACAGGCTGATGCCGCTCAGGGAGACGCTGACGCCTTCTGGGCCTTAGAGGACATCAAGTCTAAGGAGGCTCAACTGAAAGATTTAATGGTGTATGGAGGCCGCGCAAATCTTTGGACGGATTATTGCACCTTCATGGCTAACCGTAAGCAGATGCGCGAGAACGAAAAGAAGCGTGAGGAAGCTAAAAGACTGGCTAAGAAAAAAGCCATACAGAATGGATTTATTTATACTGCTGTCGGCATTGCTGTTCTCGGTGTGGTGGGCGGGGCCGTGGCCTTACTACTTTGGATTATTAGTCTTAAAGGAAAGTAGATGATCCTGGTCTTCGCGTTGATAATTGTGATTGACGGGAAGCCACAGCCACAAGATACATCGTACTGGTATAGCATCAATCGGTGTAATTACTTTGCTGAAAGAACCGGGAAGTGGCGTTACAATTACTGGGCCAAGCGTAAGGTGGACGCTTACTGCGTACCCAAGAAAGTCAAGAAAGGATCTGTTGAGGTACTGAGATGAGTAAGATATTGGATACCTATGATAAGGACAAGAATGGCGTTATCGATTCGGATGAGCTTGCTCTTATTGAACTTGAGGATCGCCGTCGTAAGATGGAAGATGAGGACGCTCAAAGAGATTCGATCAGGAAGATGGCGTGGTTTGCGCTCTTTGGTTTACTGCTTTATCCCAGTGGTATTTTTATATGTAGCCTTGTCGGACTTGATAAAGCGGCTAGCCTTATCACTGACATCGCAGGGACATACTTCATAGCAGTGTCCGCCCTTGTTGCTAGTTTCTTCGGAGCCAGCGCGTACCAGTCGAGAGGGTCTGACAAATGATTCAAGCACTACTTCCCATGATTGGGGACATTGCCGGTGGATGGATAAAGGGTAAGGCTGAAGAGAAAGCCGCCGCATCCAGAGCTAAGGTTGCAAAAGCTGAAGCAGAAGCTGAGGTCATGAAGGTTGCCGCTACGCACGAGGCGTCTTGGGAAAAGATCATGGCCCAGGGTTCTAACGAATCATGGAAAGATGAGGCGTGGACCGTGTGCTTCATTGTGATAATTTCTATGTGCTTCATCCCGCACACACAGCCGTATGTTGCTAGAGGGTTTGAGGTATTGTCTACCACGCCTGATTGGTTTCAGTGGGCAGTGTACGCAAGCATCGCGGCAAGCTTTGGCTTGCGTGGAATGAAGGGGCTGAAGAAGTAAGTGAGGTATATGGATATGGACGTAGATAAGTTAAAAGACCAACTAATTCTACATGAAGGCTTAGAGCTAAAGAGTTACCAATGCAGTGCAGGATTCATAACGCTCGGGGTCGGGCGCAACGTCGAAGAGTTAGGCATCACCGAAGACGAGGCCAGGTATCTCCTGGACAACGACATACTGAGAGTGACCAAGGAACTGGACGACAACCTCCCGTGGTGGAGGGACCTGAGCGAAGTGCGCCAGAGAATCCTAGTTGATATGGTGTTCAATCTCGGCATCAGCCGATTCCTAAACTTCAAGAATATGATTGCCGCACTAGAAAGCGGGGACCATGAAGAGTCCGCCGCTCAAATGTTAGACAGCCGTTGGGCAGACCAAGTTGGTCAGCGAGCTACACGCCTGGCGACTGCAATGGTTGAAGATACGTTGGAGGTTTGACATGAGTCTTTACGAGAACATGAATAAGCGCAAGAAGAAAGGCACATCGCGCCCTGCGAGTGAGTCAACGATTAGCGACAAGACTTACTCTATGATGCGGCGCAAGACCGGCGGCTTTAAGAAGAAGGATAAGGACAATGGCTAGCTCTCCTGCATGGACTCGCAAGGAAGGCAAGAACCCAAAGGGTGGGCTGAACCAAAAGGGCCGCGACTCCTACAAGGGTGGTACTTTGAAAGCCCCTGTGAAGGAGGGAGACAACCCCCGCCGTGCTAGTTTCTTAGCGAGGATGGGTAACATGAAAGGACCAGAGAAGAAGGACGGCGAACCGACTCGACTGCTTCTATCTTTGAATGCCTGGGGTGCATCCAGTAAAGCTGATGCCCGTGCAAAAGCAAGGGCTATCAGCAAGAGGAATGAGAACACGGCTTAACGCATCCATCGTGGAGCACAGGTTACATCGACGACAATCGATGTAGGCCTGCCGTTGATTGCTCGTTTCGTCCATATAGGGACGGCTCTGAGTCCTGATGTTTCGCACTCCTTGATTGCGTCAATTGTTTCTGATCTCGACATCGCATACAGCGTGTCTTCAAGTACTAGCTTTTGATTTGGTGTTGCGCTCGCAGTCTTAGATGCCCCGCTGAAAGCGGAGCATCCTTGCAGTGCGGCGCAGATGAGCATGACTGTAATCATTTTCATTTGTTGCTCCGACTATCCGTTTTAAGTACAGCGTCTGGATTGCGCAGGAATATCGATTGGTTCTCAGGCTTCTTCCTGTACTCAAGGTCGAGCCTGTCAATGTCCATCCTGTTTGCAATCCACGCTTGCCTAATTGCTTTAAGCCAGTGATGTCCAGCTTGATTCATTGTTACCACCGTTATTATTCGATTGCTGTGGAGCTTGCGGCTCGTTGACATACAGATCCGCATAGCATGTTGCCGGGAATGTCTTCACATCACCACCAGGTATCCGTTGCTTGATCGTCATCTGCAACTGCATGCGGTTGTCATGCATTAGCTTGTGGATCTGATCGACGACTGCTTGCTGTTCTGCCGTCATTGGATTCCTGCGACGAGACGCTTCATCCCATCCGTTGTCCAACTGTAGCCAGCACTGCACCTGATAGGTGTCAGTCTTCAGCATGTCTTTCTGTAACTTCACTTCTGCTTTTGATACTTGTGCTCTTGGCATGGTGTTCTCTCCTTTGTTAGAACGGTATTTCGTCTTCTGTGTTTGGGTTAGGTAATGGGGCTGGGGTTGGGTCGTCGTTTGGGGC